CCTCTACTAAACGACGGTGGTTCCATAACCTCTGCTACTACAACTCCACCACCAACAGCAGATCCTGCAACAAGCATTGATACTGCCATGTTAGGTGACACACCCATCATGCGTAGGGCAGAGTACGGTAGCTTGAGCGTAGTAAAGAGTGCCTTCCACTTCTGTGACTCGGACTGTAGGTACTCTACCTTGGCAAGTGTCCAGTCCCGCCATGCCCGTAGCTTATGATACGTCGCCATAGGTGAGCGGAGAAAGCTCCACCAACCAAACTGCAATTCAAGTAACAGACTCAAATACCATTCAGCAATAGCCATTATTCTTGCTCCAATACCTTCAGACTAACCCCGCCTAAGAATCCGAATACACTGCCGATCACAGCCGTCACGATTTCAGTAGCACCCATCTTCATTCCAATCCACATACCAACAATACCGAAGACGGTTCCACATAGTATAGCCGCCATGATCTGTGGTCTGAGCTTGCCTATCATTTCTTACCCCCCTCATAGTGGGACCAGAAGAGCGTGTTCAGTGGCTGTTTCTTTTCGCTAGGCACACGGCCCCCTACGGTCGCCTGGTGTACCGCCTTGGCAAAGGCAAAGAGAGCCAGGACTAAAGCCCTGTTTGTAAAGCATATGCGTATCATAGCCTTCATTGCTCACCTGATTACGCCAACGCAAGAGCTTGCGCTTTACTGACCAGACTGGCCGCGGCAGTCCTCTCGTCACTAGTCGAGTTAGAAATCAACAAGTCTGTGACCACGGCTGTAGTGATTTCCGTGTTGTCATTATCAAGAATTTGATACTTAACAGAAGCAGACACGGTGCCGTCGGCATTTACTTCCAGCGTCCTTACAACTGCGTTCGCTTTAGTTATAGCCATTAGTTCTCTCCTTTGAGGCTCAATACCTGTGCCTCTAATTCTTTAACTTTCCCACTCAGTATATCAATGGTAGTTCTGGACTGGTATATAGCCCCTGCCATAAGAGCATCCATCCGTTGAGGGGAATACCCCAGCCACCCATCGTCATACTTTCTAAGGATACCTATCTCGGCAAGCAACTCTTTACCTCTTGCCATTATATCCTTTCCCAACTTGTAACTCTCTGCGGTAGGGCTGTAAGCCGCCGCCAGAACCATTGCGTCATCGTAATCATCGAAAGCACTTTCATCTGTCGTGGAGTCAAAGTCCACGGTTGCCTGACCATGCGGAATGCGAATAAGGTCTTTGCCAGTCCCTGCGCCATCTATATCACTACTGTTTAGGAACCATTGGTCAGAGGATACTGCCATCCCCATAATGTACTTATATGTCCCTGCGTTCTGGAACTGAACCTGAATCTGCCCAGAAGCGTTATCCAGATAGAGGTCACCATCATGGATTTTTACGTTCTCATCGAGGGTGATTGTATTACCACCCGCCTCTATGGAAACGGCTTGATCGAATGTCATTTTGTCTATGGCTGTCAATGCCAGAGTTGCATCATCGTCATTCCCCGCAATACTAAGACGAGTTGTTTCTGATGGACTCGACGCATCGGTTGTACGGAGTTGTACTGCCCCCTTCATACCTGCACCACCAGCGTCAAAATCATGCCCAAACGCTACAAACTGACCACCTTTCGATGTACTAGTGCCGCCCTCATACCTAATGTACTGATCGTCTGCTGCATTCACAATGTTCTTTTGCCCATTCATCGTAATAGTCTGAGCAAAGGTTACCCCGCCACCGTCTGCTATAGTCATAGCAACGTCGCCGTCACTATAATCAATGGTTCGTATTTGCATACTGCCTGTTGAGGTTAGCGTGTTAGACCCAAGGTCAACAGCAGCAGCAATAGTCAATCCAGAAGAATCCGTAATAGTGCCATCGGTTACCACGGTATCCCCAATGGTAAAGTCTGTCGTCGCATCAATCGTTGTACCCGTAATCCCTGCAAACTCAACGGCATTCCCTGTACCTACTCCGATAGAAGTTCTAAGCGTAGCTCCGCTCTCGGCTACAGGGTCAGTGGTTCCGTCTCCAACTATCATCTCTCCATCAGCAAGAACAGCCATAGCGGTAACTGCACTTGTACCAGAGCCTAGAAGCACTCCACCATCAGTTAAGCTGGATGCCCCGGTACCGCCGTAAGCTACCCCTACATCAGTACCGTTCCATGTACCTGCGGCGATAGTTCCCGCATCAGCAATTCCTGCTGAGAATGTGGTAGCTTTGGCTACTGTGATAGCCTCAGAGCTATTGGTCGTAACGAATGTTATATAAGCATTATTTGCTTCTTCTATAATTAAGGCACTAGCCTGGTTGTCTGGTATCTTGATAGAGTTCTCGCCAGCATTGGTGAACTGCAACGCACCATCAGCACCACCAGACAGGGTCAAGTCTCCAGATATATCAGCCGTTCCATCAATGTCCAAGTTGGCTGCTAACTGAAGCCCTGATGAATCAGTAATAACACCATCCGTTATTACTGTATCTCCTATAGTAAAGTCAGTAGTTGCATCAATAGTCCCAGATGTAATCGCTGTTGCCCCTGTAATTGCTCCGTCAAAAACTACCGCACCATTGATGTCTACGGTAGTGTCTGAGGTTATGGTCAGTACCCCGTCAGAAGACTGGTGTATGAATGTTCCTGTATCCCCAAACGTCAGCTTGTTAGTAGAGTTCAAGGTCAGGCCAGTGCCATCGGTATGCGTTAGGGTGGTATCGTTGTCTGCTCCAAAGCCTAAAACAGCAGAGTCGCTATTAAGCTTTAGGTCATTACTCACTAACACTGCCGTAGAAGCATTAAGGTCTATCGTTGCTTCTCCATCAACGGTCATCACACCATCAGATGACTGATGGATGAAAGTTGCAGTATCCCCGAACAATATCTTTTCGGTACTGTTCATCAATATCTCATCAGAGAACTTGAAGTAGTCCTCGTCTTCCATCCATGTGATGACACCATCTGCACTCTCAGCATCAAAGGTCAGCGTGATATCTGTAGCTGCCGTGCCTGTACCAAATGTTACGGAGTCTTGGTTGAAGTCTATAGACTGCGCCCCTGCCGTAGAGGAAGCAATAGTGAACGCCTTGATAAGGCTGCCACCCTGTAGTACATCAAACTCAAACTGTCCGTCTTCAGAGCCAGATGTTACATCTGTTGCCACCACGGTCATCCGGGCAAACTCATCGAGGTTGCCAGCGGAGTCATGTAACTTGAACGACAGGTAGATCTCGTCGTTATCTGCCTTGGTGGAGTTAGCACCGCTGAATACGGCCACCTGGTTCGCCGTACTGTTTGTTATATTGCTGAACGTGGCAGCAGGGGTGGTTGCACCAGTATTATTGCGGACATCTATCTCCTGAAGGGAGATTTCATCACTCCACTTGATACGCCTGACCGAACTGCCTTTTGTTATCTCTACATCATAACGATCCTGATCGGCCTCGCTAAAGTCCCATCGCCCATCGCTATCCGTAGTAACGGTAGAGCCTTCCTGTGTAGTGGTCCCTGTCTCCAGGAGCTTGACACTGGCTCCGCTTACCGCATTACCTGCATCATCATATACATTACCACCAAAGTTAATTGCCATTATCCACCTCCTAGCCTGGAGTGATCTCTATAGTTTAATGCTTCCCGACAGTAGTATGTAGGATCTTTCATAAGGTCATCATCGTCTATGAATATCAGCGTAAGGTTCTGGCCTGCCATACTGGCTCTTGCCATGATGTCCCTGGCTCTCGCCTCTACTCCAAATTCATAGTGATAATAGACTCCCTGTACGTTTACTGCAAGGTCAGGCGGGTTAGTGAACAGAAAGTCCAGCACCACACCGCCCTTATCCATACGTCCACCCATCAGGGGAGACTGGTAAGTGAAGTCCTCTCCCGGCTGTCTGCCAAGCGCAATGAACGCCTGATAGGCCATATATTCCGGTATGGAACCCGGCCAGTCTGGAGGAACCTGCTGTGCTACCTGTGTTGTCATATCATCCTTCCAGTATCATAATCCAGGAAACCTTGTCGTTATTCGTCCCGGCATCCACATAGAATACATTTGCAGGGACGCTGCCTCCGAACTCACCAAAGTTCATCTCAAGTTCATTGCCTCCGTCCAACTCGTATCCGAGCGAAGCGCTAACATCACTGACACCTACATAGGCCATTCCTGAGTTAGCGGTCAGTGCCCTGAACTTAACCCACTTAATGCGGTTCGTTGCGTTCAGCACCTGCACCGCTGTGCCTGCTGAAGATACCGTAGCTATTCCCTGATCAATTCTCATTTCCTTCTCCTATGGCTCCACAACACTTATGGTCGTAGACCCTCTTTCGTCATGTCCTGTAAACTCCATGCCCTGTGCTGATACGACATCCACATAGTAGTTCCTCGTTCCCCCACCGTCATCCCTAAAGGTGAACTCTACCAACGTCGTACTCTCTATGGCAGACACCAGGTTGGACCGCAGATCCCTGGGTACATTGCCCTTGTATTCATTCGTCAGGTCTATGTCTACCGTATGCCCCCATTTGGCCGTAATCTTCTTGCGGTACTCCAGTGTCAGGGATACCACGTCTGGTGTATTGAACTTCTCCAAACCCGTACTCGTTGCGTCATCCCTCTCAAGGGTAATCTTAAACTTTATGGCACGGAAAGGAGTGCCAACTCCACTCGCAAACGTGTATGTGTACGTCCCCGCAGAGGCTCCCATAGTGCTTGAGTTAAGCGAAGATACTGCCGTGGTGTAGCTTTCTGAATAGTCTGTAGCATATTCTATCTTAACAATTTCCTTATCGGCTGCCGTCAGGTCCTGTGCCTCAATGCGTAGGTTGAGTGCCAGCTTATCAACTTCACTCTGCCCTGCATTGAACCACGGGGTTTCGTGTATGCCAGATGTGGCGTATGCGAACTCCGACACCTCAGATGGATTGATGATATCCTTGGGCAGATCCATAAAGTGTACTATATTGTTATGCCCCCACCATACCCTGTATTCAGAGTAGGCATCCGAAACGTGTATCGAATCAAAGCCCTTGCCTGACGTAGCAGACTGCCACTTCACTTCCCATCCCATCTCGTTATACCCCAGGATACTACTGTAGCCTGTATCCGGGGCGATAACTGGCGACCCCTGGTGACTGATCCATTGATACGGTATGGAGGTTGATGCAATGGTTGACGGCGCAGCGCTTGCGTCTACACCTACGAGCAGTTCATTGTGTGATCCTGCCATATTCCGTATAGCTCCACGCTTATCAGACGGTAAGCCGTCATCCCTGTCCGGCCCCATGATCGTTATCACAGCGGCATTATTCCCGTTGATGTACTTATAGATTCCGTTGCCGGAGCTGATATATACCGAGTCGCGCCACCTCACTGTTCCCTTGCCGTTGTCCGGGTGGACAGGGAAGTCCATCTGCGTCGCTTCCCACATGGCGTTGTCTGCATTGTGGGCAAACAAACCATGTGTGGTCGCAGCATATATGATTGGCACACCCATTGCGTTACGAGCCACAAACAGGGCTGTTACAGAGCCATCTGGCAGAGGCAGCACAGCATCGTTCACCTCTGTACCGATGGTGGTGGCATACCACAGTTGTCCAGTATGCGACATGCCCCAGAGCCTTTCATCCCATACAGTCACAAACTTTGTATCTGTTGTATCTGTAGTCCAGCTTGAACCGTTAGAAGAATATGTATACCCACTGCCATTCGAGTCGTAATGGGCAAAGACAAGGTATGTCGTACCCCCGGCATCGGTGAACACCACGCTGTCAGTCACCTGATCAGTGGCACTCTGGGTGAGTGCCGACCCCCAACTATCATTCGTGTTGTTGTACTTAAATAGCTTTGGGCTTTCCGATATCGAGCCGTTCCAGAAGGCATATACCTCATCAGACAGGGTATTAATAGCGCCTATCTTAGCATCAGTAAGGCCGTGAGAGGGGCTTGTGGACTCTGTCGCCAACCCAGGCAATACCAGGTGGTTCTTATAACGCAACTGACAGGTGCTGTACCACGCCCTGTTAACCTCACCGGCACCTTCCATGCGGTTGATGCCTATGCCACCACGCCAGTCAGACCACGATATGATCGATGAGCGCAGGTTAGAGTCCTTTGTTGTATCCCCTATCACCACCTTGGCAGGGTAGATTGAAGCAAGCGTAGAACGCACAGGCCTTGTGGTGGGATAGTACACGCCATTCAAAAATATCTCATTGGTGTCTACAACCTGTGAGGTCATCAGTCAACGGACCTCACGTTCACAAGCATTGGAAAGCTCCTGCGTGACCGCTCTGCCTGTGTTGCCCAGTAAGCACTGAGCTGGCGTTTAGCATCAGGGTCTGTGGCAGGGCCACCGGAAGCTGACAGGAGCGCCTGGGTTACCGCACTGGCAATGATGTAATCTTCCGGGATCTCGGTAGCTGTTGCATCACTGGATAGCAGAGCTGGCTTATCACCGCCCACTATCTTAATCAGGCTGTAACCCACCGCATCGTGACCATCACGGCCAAGAATAAGGTCCCGTGCCTCTTTATCAACACGCCAGTTACGCCTGTCCAGGGTTGCCCATTCAGCCGTGTCATTCTCTACGGCAGAGATATCGTCTATCCACACCGTCACGGCTCCGATATCGGAGTCATACTCCAGACCCACAGAGATAATTGCTGTATCAGTCTCCGGGTTCGCAAGAGACATACGGACAAATGTCCATGTATCCGCTGTTAGGGCAGGGATACTAAGGGTTTCAAGGGGACTGGCACAGGAAGCAGTGTCATCAAGCAAGAGCTTGAGATTACCAGCACTAGTTGCTACTGTGCTTTTCACCCACATCTCTATGGTGTCGTACCTGGATAGATCCTTACTAGTAATGCTATCAGTAACAAAATCCCCCGCTGATGCGCCTACTGCAATGACCATCTTCAGTGACTGAGTACCCTGCTTTCTGTCCTTGGTGTCCAAGGACTGGGTAAAGTCACCGTCTGTAGCCTCATCAAACGTGGTAGCACAGGCATGAATCCTGGTGGAGCTTACCTTATGTCTGTAGTCTACCCTGGATATCATTGATATGTTGGAAGGAATATCAAACCGTGCCTGATGTCCATCGCCATGAAGAGAGATATTCTCTATCGGGTCGTATACAAGCCCGGTAGCACTTAGAATGCTCTGGTTAATAAAGTCATCTATCACATCAGGATTGTACTCGCCATCCCACAACTCGTAGGACTCTGATGCCGTTGCAGTTCCAACCGTAGGCATAAACGTAAGGGTGGTGACGTTACTGGATATCGCAGAATCGGTGACGCGTCGTGTTACTGCATCGTTATTACCACTGGTGAACCTGACCCACTTTCCGATCTGGGTATCAGCCCCACCTAATACCAGGGTATTGTCCAGCAGCGTTGTTGTACTCCCGCTACTTGACGCAGAGGAAACGTACACCGCACCAAGGGCATTCCCAATGTGCTGCCTTAATTGCTCACGCGTTCTCCCTTGTATTGCTGGCATAGTCGTACCTCATTAATTATCTAGTGCGGCGCATGGGGGACCGTCCTCGCCGTGCCTGACGCACAGCAGGTTTGACTGCCTTGAGAGCCAGTACAAACTTAGGGTCCTTCAAACGCTCTTTTTGTTCCTCTGTAAGCCGATGTGGTTCACGTCTTGGTCGTGCGGTAGCCATTAGTAGCCACCTTTCTTCTTCTTAGTCATGGGCTTACCAGTAGCCTTTGAATACCTCTTAGCTGCTGACTGCCCCTTCTTGGTGTAAGGAAAAGATCGCCTACCTACCTTTGGCATAGTTACGCCTCCTTCAGAACCTGATTATCTCTCCGTTCCGTCGTTCTGTATGTCGTGAAGTTCCATCTGTGTATTTTCCAGCTCCTGCGTAAGCCTCGTTATCTCTCCATGTGCCTCACTCAGCTTTCGTATCAAAGCTCGGTTCTGCACCTGTAATGTTACCATTGGATTGGTTTGCATAACAGACTGTATATCGTCTGCCGTAACCTCAATTGGTATATCCTGTTGTGTCATAACGACACCTTCTCTATCTGTCGCTCAATAAACGCATCAAGTTCCTCTCGCAGGAAGTATCGCCTGCTTCCTATGCGGTACGATCTGAGAACTTTGTCTTTTATCAATTGCTGCAACCCATTCCGCGAGATGCCGCCCAAGTACTCCATAGCATCTTGTGTATTAAAACCACGCTTTTCTTGCTGTGTCATATTCCTATTCCTTAAAAGTATATTTTTCCTGTTGTACTATCCCTGCGCCGGGTGCGGTACTTCAGAAAGTCATCGAGGGCTTTGCCTGCGTGTTTGCGCTCCTCGGCTGTCGCAGGGCGCTTGTCATACTTCTCCCTGACTTCCTGGAGAAACTTCTCGGCTGCATTAGCCATCATATCTTCGATGTGCGCCTGACTCGTATCCGGGTCAGCCAGTACCTGCACACGCATCTTATGCTCCTTGCCAAACTTATCCTTGGCCTTGAGCATAATCGTATGCGCTACAATCGCATCACCTGTTTCTGCATTGTAGCCCACGGGGGCTGCCCCTTTATAGGCAGTCCCCGCAGGTGTCCACAAATCGTACATCTATATCCTGTTCCTAGTTTCTAATAGCTAACATCACGATCTGGTTGTCAGTGTCAACGGACGGGATGTTCATTGCATGACCGATAGGTCGTGTGTCCTCTTCAGAAGAAGCGTCCCACAAGTCAAATGCACCTGACTCACCTGATGCTTGGCTTACACCGATAGCATCACCGACAACAGCAACCGCTGCCCCTGACAAGACAGAAGCAATACCTGCTGTCTGTAGCCAGAAGTAGTACGAAGCCGTGACAGGGATTGGGTTCACACCCAATGGCCCAGTAGTCATGGTTCCGTCACCGTCAATGATCTTGACATCCTTGTATGGGTTGTAAGAAATCCCAAACAGGGACGAAGTGGTTAAGGCTGTCCGTATGCCATCTGGCTCATCAATCGTGAAGATTACCGTGTTGTCAGCAGACGCATCATGCAAAGGGTGAGACTTGATCCTGTAGACCTCGCCCTGACCGGGGCCATCATTGATGAGAAGATACCCATCTGCATACTGGTCTTTTGTCAGGTCAGTAGTAGGAACTTCAAGACTGATTGTCGTGTCGCCTACTGAATGTGCTTCCGTGGCTGCAACGTCCATGTCATGAGCAGCTACGGCTGCAATACCATCCACGATCTTCCCGCCGGGAGTAATTGCCGCAGAACTGTTCTTGGCATAGTAGTATACCCTGCCGTCAGGAAGCACAGCCCTTGTGCCAAGCTTTTGCTTCTGCTCCGAAGTCTCAACTTTCTCTTGTCCATAACTCAAATAAACCGTCGTTGGAAACGCCATCTCAAACTCCTTTTTACAGGCTCAAAGTCCTGCGAATGCCGTTAGTATTTTATCGCTAGGCACGGCAATCGTTACACCTAGCTTTCTACCCTGAAATGAGGCCCCATTCGCCTCGTTCCTCTTCCTTGTGCTGTTGCTACTGGCTGAGTCGCGGCCTCATCGCTGATCGAATCAGCCACGGCATCAACCTGGTTGCTCTCGGAACACCACCGACAGGTACAGGTATCACTTGGAGGCCAGGGGAATAACCCTATCTTGGCCTTGCGTAGCACATAATCCGGGCTTCCCGGCACTCCACGCACTGTCGTACCCACATCTTCCGTGATCTCTCCCTCGATATTATAGCTCGGCTTGTGACGATACAAGGTCGTCTTAGGCTGCCACTCATCAATGTAACGGAGAGTGAACCCTGCATTTGCCAGTTCGTTCTTTTGCTGGTTACGTTCTGTTATCCCTGCCATTAATTACCTCTTCCTATTCCTGTTAGCTGAAGGACAGATCACCAATCTCAGCGATGAAGGACGCACCACGGCTATCATCAAGTTCAAACACGCCATAGTCTGCTGTCATCACAACCTCGGTAGCCCTGAGAGAAGCATCTCTCTGTCGCTCTGTCCGTGTGTCTACGCTTGTCAGGGCTGCCATAGCAGTCTTGTCAGCGATGACACCATACCCGGAGTCCTGTCCACTTATCTTATCTATGTTTCCGTCTTCAAATATGCTTACGCCATTGATTGGGCGTAGGCCACTGTAGAAGTTCGCCAACAGATCCACGCTCCACCCGCTGGTTAGTCCTGCGGCTGCGGCTGTGTCAGCAGTAGTTGCAGATGCCTTAGAAAGTTCAGCAACCGCATTCGGATGATGAATAATATAAAGCTGATTGCCAAATTTGTTTGCCTTAGCCCTGGAAATAGCAGCATGGACATTCGCTGTAGAGAATGTCTGGTTATCTGCACTAAGAGCAGTACCACCATTGAGGTTAGGCCACAAGGCTATAACATCCGTGTCCTTCTTCCTGGCCATACCGTCACCAAGCTGCCTGCCAATCATGCTGAACACGTTGTCTGCACTCTGGCGTACCAGCTTATCCGTGAGAACAACCTTGGCTCCGACCTCTGAAGCGGTGAGGTCTACCGTGGTCATCCCTATGTCTTCCTCGTCTATGATATCCTGACCGTCAACAAGGTCGCTCATAGACATCTGTCCTACCTTGGGGACAGTAACCTGCTTGGAACCCTTGGGCAGACTGAACTGCTCAATGAGCGCAAGCGCTGGAGCGTTATGCTCCTCTGTGTACCTAGCCGAAGCTATGATAATCCTCTGGGCATTCTCTAAATTACCCGTTGTTGCTGTCTGTGCCATAAGACACCTCCTTTATGAACCAAACGCTAATCGTCTCGCAGCCCGCACCGCTGCATCCGACCTATCCCCATTATTGTACGCATCCAGGAGCCTCTGGTCATTGGATGTCGCTTCCGCTGCGCCCTGACTATTGTCGAAAGTCTGCGGTGCAACCCGACCCTGCTTGAGCTGTGCGATCTCAGCAGCCTGTGAGCGGAGCTGGGACATACGCCTAGCTTCCAGCTCCATCTCCTGTGGAGTTCTGAACTTGAGTAATGTCTGTATATCCTCAAGTGCCTGTTTGTTCACCAGTTTATGCTTCTGGGCAAAGTGCATGGCGGCATTGGACCGCCCTTCCACAAAGCCCACGAGATCCATCGCCTTTGACTCCTGGTCCCTAAGCTCTTTCTGGTGTGTCACATACTGACGTGCAACCTGCCTTGCGGACTGCGGGTCTGTCCCCTGCTCCTGCGCCCTCTGCTCAAGTTGCCTTGCCCTCTGCAAAACCTGCTGTTCCCATTGCCTCTGTGAATCAGCCTGTCTTCTTTTCATAAGTTCATCCACAGCCTCTGGTCCAACCTGTGGCTGCGGCGTAGGAACCACCATAGGCTCCTCGACAGGAGGAGCGGTCGCCACGGGGGCTGTAGCAATAGGAGCCTCTGGCTGTACGTCTACAGAAGCATCGTTGATATTATCAACGGGCGCATCCTGCTCAACGCCAGAGACATCTACCTCCCCCACGTCTTCTATTTCTACCGCCTGTTGCGGTAGTTGCTGTTGTTCTACCCCATCTAGTGGTGTAACCATTTCCTTACTCCTTATGTAGTTTCTTCTATTTTCCCGAAATGTCAAGAGTTACTGGTAACGCTTGATCGCTTCAGGATCGACCTCTATGTTACGCACGGCAGACAGGAAGCCCGTCCAGTCCTTGATAGGCTTCACGTTGCGACGGTTCCGCTCCATGATATACCACACTGTTTGCCCGGCAGGGGTTTTGGGCTGAGTATTCCGTGTAGACAGCACCATCAGCATGGCATCAATATGTGGTTGCTTCCTGAAGAATGGCCCTCTCCACACATCCATTGCACTACGCAAATTACCCAGCCACCTATGCTTGTTCTCCAGGGTAGCCCTCATGGTTGCATCTGAAGCATCCCATTCTTTGTATATCTCCATGCCCTGTGCCGTTGTACCGGGCGCATACCGGGACAGCCATGACTCTACCCCTTTCTTACGCACATCGTAGTACCCTGACTCAGCGATGGCATCCTGTAAGTCCAGGATCATGCCTGTGATTGGCGGAGACTCACGCTTCTGGTGTTCTTCCAGCCTTCTCCGGTAACTCTTTATCTTGGTATCGGACAGGGCAGGGAATTGCTTTTTCATCACATCTTCCCACATCTCGAGGCGTTGCTCGCGCAGATCCCAGTCCACCGAACCACCGTCTGTAACAATTGTAGTAAGAGGCTTGTTGTCAGGCCCCCGAAGAAGTTTGCCGTCCGGCCCCTTTTCATCCTTACCGGGGTATAGCAGGGTGTAATACCATGACTGTGCGCTGTCAAAGACATCCCTGTCAAAGGTAGACAGGTTGCCCAGTGCTGTGTCACGGCTGAACTTGAATAGTTCTTCCCCTATGTCCTCAAAGGTACCATGAGGACCCGTTAAGGCTCGCAGGGTTGACGCTGTCGCCTTGCGGATGTCTGACATACCTTTCATAAACTTCCCAAGGTCTTTAGCTCCACTCTCCAGAAAGTCCGCTTCTGCCTTTTGCAGCTTTGTAAACCCATCGGCTATGATCTCATCCCGCTCCACAGCGTACCGAGAATATTCCGTGGCACTCTGCTCCATTCGTTCCTTCACGCGGTTCTCAAGTGTGATCAGTTCCTCTGCTGTCATAATCTCCGTGAATTTACCTTCACGCACTGACCGCTGTATGTTCTTGCGTATATCACTGGCTACCTGGTCCCACGTCGGTGTCTTCTCGGAACCAATAGCCGCAAACGACAGGCTTATATCAAAGCCGTCATCCACGTTGACGATTTTGTGCCACCAGTCCTTGCCCATACTCGCCCATATCTCGTTCAGTTCGCCCTGCGTCATCCTGGCATCGCTCTTGCCTGTTACCCCAAAGGCTTCTTGTAGCCTCGGGTCATCGGGGCCAAGTTCCAGTATGTCCGCATACGCCTTGTTTAGTGTTTCACTAACACTCTCGTATGCACTCTTAGTACCCAGTATGCCGAAACCAAACTGTGCTGCGGCAGTGACTGTTTCCGTGACACCTTCCTTGATATCCCCCTCGCCAATCTCTCGGAAGCCCTCGCTGAACCGACCACCTAGGGTTTGCTTACCGGGATCGGCCAAGAAGACATCGTTCCATGAAAACGGCAGTGCGTGTTCCAACAACGTATTCATCATCTCCGGGCTAAACACACCTTCAATAAACCCCTCGTCCTGCGGCCTTGTGCGCTCGCCTATGGAATTGTAGCCAGTAATAATATCGAGGCCAAGGCTGCTTACCGGGGCGCTAACATTACTCCGCAAGTCCCGCAATATCTCACCGCCGTGTTTGCGATTGAGTGCCATCAGCGGCAATGAACTAAAAATTCTCAGCAAGGAATCAAAGGGACCAAACAGGCTGACATCCAACGAACCTGCGTGTATACGCATGAAGTTCGGGTTAAAGTGCCATTTACCTGTTGAGGGATTTTGTATCAACGGATTGATATCCGTCTCTTCACCGTTGAGTTCATTAATGCCGAAGGTAAGAAACGAGGCAAAGCCCATATAGCGAGTCATGTGCTTGGCTGCGATGCGACGCTCCAGCGTCTTGTTCGTTCCCGGCAGTACCCCCTTCAGTGCATCCGAAGCCACCTTCATCCTTGCGTGGAAAAACCGCGGGGCAAAGAGCAGGAACTGTGCGGAATTGCCACCCCACCTGCGCTGCCCCACTCCTGTAAATACGTTGGTAAACCCTGCTATCCTGGCAGCATCTCCGCTGTCCAGAAGTTGTCGTGCCGTCTTGCCTGTCTGAGCCATCAAAAGTTGTAACTCTGCATCTGCCAGACCGTGCCTGAGTACGTTGCCGTACTGTGTAAACATACGGTCAAACTTAGTCAATATATGTCTGTTGCGACTAACATAAAAGTCCGGTGCGTTGGCAAGGATACCCAGACCCGCACTTGCCCATTCGTCCGGGGTGAGTGTCCCGTTATTAATAGCTGTGCGACGGGCAATGTAAAAGTACTCACCAACGATATCCGGGCCTTTGTCCGTCCACGCCTGTAGGCTTGACTTAAAGGCCTTCCATGAATCCCCTTGACGGTTAATCTTCAGCTCCTGTGTTCCTCGGACATCTTTGCCCAACTGACCAATCCCCGGAACCAGCCTCGTCGCTCTTGTTCCCATCGCTGCTTCGTTGATAAGCGCAGCGCTGCCCTGTATGCCGATGGCGCTCATGTCTCCCGTTGCACCGTACATACGCAGAAGCGAGTTAATCGCAACGAGACCCCCTCCGGGTAGTTGTCGGCGTTTCTCTGCTGCCGCGGACGCATTCAGGATAGCGTCCCTGAAGGCATGGGGGAAATATACTCCCTCCAACCCTAACCCCATACCGGACATTGTTGCCTTACCGCGCAACAGATCCTTCTTCGCAATATCATAATTGGCCTTTGCCTTGTCCAGTAATTTTAAGACCTGCTCCATCTCTTCTTTGTTCTTGCTCTGACGGCCCCCTAAACTCTTGACCTTTTTGTGCCATTCCGCGAACTTCTTATCCATGTACTGGAAGTATTCTTCAACACCCTCTGCCGTTCCCTGGAACTTAGTGAGGGGCGTTAAGCGTAGTTCTTTTCTCATGTCCTTCATAACATCGTCTGCGGATATTATCAGGCGCGTCTGACCCATGCCAGTAGCGCGCTTCTGGCGATTCTTGATGTTGCGTATCTTGTTGCGTACCTTCTCCAGGTTCATCTCGAACTTCTGGAACTCATCGGAGTTTTTGAGAAGCTGCTTAACCGTACCTGACTCCACCTTGTTCGCCTGTGAATACCGAACTATGAAATCTCCAATAGCATCGTTACGCTTCTTATCCCCAACGAACTTGATATAGTCTGCTACCGCATCGGCGGGGTGGGCATACCATTCACCCCTTGTCATGCCTTCAGCCTGAGACAGGGCTACCCTGCCCTTAATAGCAGGCACTCCCCACCTGCCACCACCCTCTGGGTTAAATGTAAGTTCCGTCGGAGCCTGCTTCTCATTCAGCACAAGCTCGGCTTTGCCCGTAGCGGGGTTTATCTCGACAGCGCCAGAAGCATTGCGTGGAAAGTAGTGTGCGCCTTCCCCGTACATCACACCTCTCGCAACGCCCTGCTGCGCCTTGCCTGCCACTTTAGGTAATGGACCTCGCATATTGACACCCATATCCACAAGTGTGTTCTCCATGCGAGCTGTGTATTCGGTGATGTCCTGCATCAGAGAATACGCATCGCGTACCTCCTGTCCGATCTGTACCTTGACAGACTTGAGCTGCTGCTCATATAGCGGAAGCCGTTCCGCTACATCACCAAAGCCGGGGAGCAGGTTAGCATCCACAGTCTCCCCCCTCGCATTTTTGGATCTAACGCCCTGATACCCTTCGCTGACCAGGGTGTTGCCCCTGAAGGTCATACCAGACCCCTCTAGCACGGCATCGCTGAAGACGTAGTTGCCCTGTCCTTCACGCCCTGCACCTTCAAGGATATCTTCTATCAAGCTACCGCTTGCAGTAATAATCTCTGCCGCATCATCCGCATCGTGGGCGGCATTCATAACCTTGGCTGTTCCAGAGTTAAACCTGATAACACCCTGGTCTACCATTTTGGCAAGCATAAACGCTATATCGCCACGCGCATTATTAGCCATAGCCTCGGTGGCCTCATCAGCTTTATCACTAAAATCATTCAACTTACGTTCTACGTCGCGTCCACTCCTGGCAGCCGCCTGTCCCTCCGGTGTCTCTGCACGGGTGATGACGCGTGTTGGTTTCCTGAACAGGCCCCCGACAACCGGAGCCTTGCCCCAGGATTCAGGAATATTGCTTTTCAGCTTGTTTTCTAGCGGGAGTATATAGTCATCCCATAAACCCCGCACAATATCCCGCCCTCGTTCAGTATATGTACTTGCGAAATCTACGCTCAGCATATGCACTGGATGATGGAACCCACCGCGATCCTGCGGAACTACCTCTGGCCCCACAGGTGTACGGGGAGCCTTGAACTGCGGAGTATCTAATACGTCATGCACGATATCATCCATGATGTCATGTACATCGAACTTACCCGGATCAATGTCATAGTTAACCTCTAAGCCATCTCGTGGGTTAATATCTCCAACGCCATCCATGACCTCGGACACCTTGGCTTCGGGGCTTAATTTAGACCACTCATCTATGCCCATGCCTTCTTGTGCTGAACGCGCGATTGCGTCAACATCATTGTACATATTGCCCAAGATATCTTGCGGAATAATAGCAGGATCACTGGCACTGCGAAGAGGGTATTTCTCTGCGAGGCGAGTTAATGATGCTGTGCGTAGCGCAAGAGATTCCATTGCGTCAGGCCTACCCCCAGTACCGACAGACAGGTCTGGCTCTTCACTCATGAGCTTTGCCTGTCCTGCGGCAGTATCAATCTCATCATCAAACAGCCGTAACTGCTGACCTGGTTTCATATTCTCTACTTTATTCTGGTCAATCACAGACCGTGAAAAGTCCTGAGCCTTCTTATTCACTTCCATCACAGGAGCGCCTTCCTCAATAGCGCGCTTCCTGAATATGTTAATAGTATTTTTAAGCTGTGCCTTTGTGATACTCACGGCCCCTACACCAAAGAGGACAGGCTTGGCTACACCACCCTGCCACAACCACCCTAACGGCTTCGCCACCATCACGCCAAACAGATCATCCAGTTTCTTGGGGGTCATCAGTACCTTCTCGACCGCACCGCCTACTTGCTGTAGACCGCCGCCCGCTACACGGGCTGTCGTAGCCTTCGCCCCTTCTCCTGCGCCGTACTTCGCAGCGACGTGTTGTCCGACCTTGCCGAGTACTTTACCGCCCAGTTTTCCCGCGCTAGCCACACCAAGCGTCAAGGCCGTCTCCCCTACTGCCGACGCTATCTCGGTCGGAGCCTCGATCCACATCCTGTTTGAGAACTCGAGGGGTCCTACTTTCTGTCGCTCCGTCAGCCAGGGCATCTCCCTGTCCTGAATGGTAGCCATGATGTCGTACTCTTCCGTCATCGTAGGCCGTCGCCCCTGCTCCGCCTCGAACTGCCTCTTAGCCCTTTCCACCTCTGCACCCATAGCGGTTTCACCCGATGGGTCCATCCTTTCCCCCCACGACTCGGGCAGGGGAGTAAGGTCTGCTGCTACATCAAGCCCCGTGCTTAATGTTTCCCGTCCAAGGTGACCGATGCCACCAAGAACACCACGGTCCCTGATAGCTTCACGGGTTTCCCCGAACTGCTGAACTACTTCTCCGGCAGCGCGTTGGGGATACATAAGCAAGGGTTCTATAACCTTCTTGTATACAGGCTCCACGACGCGACGGCCAAGTTCAAGCCCGCCAGTAGGCGTGGCTTTGGCCGCTCTCTGCCTGGCCCATTCCGCGTTACGCTCCCTGCGGCGTTGTATTTCTTCTTGAGAAGGCATTAGTAAAAGATAAACCTCGTTCTCGGATCAGTGTATGCGCGTGTTACGCCGCGCTCATACTGGGGAAGTCTTCCGTACCGTGCCGTCCACGGGTCAGTCTCAAGGAATTCCTGGAAGGACCTGGGTTCTTGTTCTTGTCCGCTTCTCAGGGCAGAGCCTATCTGACCAAGGTAGTCGCTGTACACATCCTGGTATGCCTGCTGAAAGTAACGTCCCTGCCTTGGGCTTTGCCCGCCAAACTGTGTCCCGGCAGGAGAACTGTAATACGCGGCCTGTGGCAATTGGGTCAACAATAGGCTGCCCCAGTCGCCTGCGCCTGATAAATAGTCCAGGAAAGGATTATTTCCGTTAGCCATATATTACTCCCTTACACCTGTGTTCCATTACCGTTGGTCACGGCTGGGGTTGCTTGGCGGCCAGCCACGCCTCCCAAACCCGAGGTGCGCCCAAGGTACCAGTCAAGGAAATTCGCTCCGGGTTGCTGGGCAATCAGTTGATCATATAACTCGTTCATCGCTCCCTGTATCGCCTGTCCCAGAATGCCGCCGTACATCCCGCCACCACTTCCGCGCTGCATCGCCAGCATATTGGCAAGCTGTCTCCTGTTCTGCTCTGACCCTTCCCCAGTGCCGTATATCTGCCTGTACATGAGCCGTTGTGCATCGTCCAACGCCCCAATTTGCCCCAGCGCCGCTGTCCCAATAGCTGGTCCGGTATAATCTGTCTGTGGATCTACATACTGCATGAACTGCCCTGGTGTAAGGTTGGCAATGGCCGAGGCTCGCTGTGCGAGCTGTCTCATGTTCTCTAATCCTGGCTGAGTATAGCTTCCCATAAAATCAGCAAACGAACCTCCGGGCTGTGCCATTGTTGGTGATTGCAGATAGTACTGCTGCATCAGGGGATTGTACGCATTGTAGAACGCGCCCCGCATCGGGTTATACCCACCGGGTTGAAACTGCTGCCCTGCATACTGACTGAACTGTTGTTGCGGAGTTACATCTCTCCACGGTAGTCCAGCCTCCTGGAACAGATTCTGCATCGCTGTATCCTGCTGCTGAGAATAACCACCCACGACCTCGGGCGCACCCTGTCCGACCGGCTGAGCTGTCACACCAGTGCCTCCCTCGGCTGCTAACGCCGATAGTTCATCATCGTATTCCATCCCCGCGAATGGCCCGGATTGCGGAGTCCATTTTCCGGTCACGGTATTAAATGTTGCTGCCATTATTTCCCCCTTATTATACTAAACTTATGCTCGTTAACAATTATATTACCATCCATACGGAGATGGCGAACTAGTGCCGTTAGGTGCTGGCTGCCTTGGTGCCTGTGCCTGCATCGCAGGTGCATCCTTAACAAATGTTGTTAGGAAGTCCTCTTTACTGCGCCCGGCGCTAGTCCAGTCGGACAGCATATTCTGAAAGAAGTTCTGCATATAATTCCTCACCCATGTGTCAGCGCCGGGATGCGTGTTGTACATCGCAACCAAGTTCGACAGGCGATTCTCGCTTTGGGTGTTTGGTGACATGAATACTGCCCTGTCCATCAGCATGTCATATCCTTCAGCGTTTTGGCCGACAATATTACTGACGTGGGCATTGCTGAGGCCGGAAAACTGTTCCATATTATCACGGAGACTTCTGACAGAATCGTGTAACCCGGAACGTGTCTCGCCGGGCTTCTGTAGGTATGTACCTTCAAGCCAGTCCGAGAACAGGGCTTCCTCGTTTACGGCATCGGATTCAAGCATATTGCCGCGCACCCAACCATCCCCACCCAAATCATCATCAACCATACCTGCGCTGAACGGGTCGGCTCCTGCATCCTTAAGCCAGTCCCTGTCCTCCCATTTCGTGTTGAGATAGAATAGCGTCTCGGCATCTTTAAAGAGGTCGCCCTTGCGCTGCTGTGCTTCAAACCTACCGGAACCGGGCAGGTTGTTAAATACGTTGTTGAACTGATCCCAGTAGGAAGGTTGTCTCACGGGAATGCCAATGGTTGGGTCGTACTCGATGCCCGGTATGGGTCTGTCAAACTGCATTTCAACTCCAGGGTCTTCTGGAGTGTCAATCCCGGTATCCGTATAGTCTACAAACGGGAGATCACTTATGTCCATCTCTTCTGGTATATCGGTGGTGTCGGGTATATCGGTGGTCATGGTTGGCTCAGGAGTTGGTTCCCCACCAGTGCCTGGTGCCTGGCCTGTCCCGTCCAGGTTGAGTGATGTGTACTGCGCCTGTACTGCATTACCAATTTCTATCTGGTCCGGGTCGCCGCTTGCAAACAGTGAGGCAAGCCATGCTTCCAGTGCATTCGGGTCAATCGCTACTCCGCCAGCCTCATCTGGCATATAGTTATCCTCGTTACCAATGAAGCTCAGGAAGGCTGCCGGGTCTTCTGCCCAGTCAGTCTCGAATTCCCCGAACAGGATATCCTGCTGATACTCCTGGTCCATTTTGTCGGCCATATTCTGGGTAGTGCTGGATATGCCGTCACCCATGATATGATCGTATGTCATTTGACTTGCAAGGGCTTCCGTCTTGCTATTCTCCATTACAACCTGTCCCAAATCCTCCACGCGATCTTCTATCCAGTCAGCACCCGAGTTCAGTATTGAAGCAACTGTATCAGCCTGTGTTACTGTCGCCTCAGCCTGTGTTAATGCACCCTCACCTGCTAATCCCAGTACATCCGTGGCCGCATCCGTTATCGCATTACCCACACCCTTGATAGCGTCCCACAAATCTATACCGCTGTCTTCTGCAAGATCCTCAAGGTCTGTCACGAAGTTATCAAAGTCCTCTCCGCCCGCATCCATGAAGTCCTGTGCCTGGTCAAACAGATTGTCCATATCACCGTAACTCACGGTAGCCAGTTCCTGTATGCCGGGGTAGTTTTGCACAACGTTCTGTAGTTCCTGGTCAGTCAGGGCAGGGCCGAAGCCGGGGACAAGTCCCGCTGTCGGGACAGGGGAGTGGAGCTGCATGATCGCCTGATCGACGGCATCAGATGCCTCTTCCTCCAGCATACCCTCGTCACCGTATTCCCCGAACATATCCGACCCGGAAACATACTCATCCATTGCCTTGTCAAGGTCTCCGCTCTTGTTAGTAAACATACTCCACATAGTTTCAACCGGGGGTGCCAGCCATGTACTGCCAGCTATCCCCGGTATAAAGCCCCAGTTTCCAAAGACGTTAGCCATCAGATACCTCCCTGTGCGCCGGGTCTTGGTGACCCGGGCGGTACTACAGGCCCTGCCTGTGGCGTGGGCTGCGGTGGCGGAACACCCATCATGGCATTCGGCATCACCGCCGGGTTAGTTGTGGGCGGACCTCCAGGCCTGGGTGGTAGTGGAGGTCCACCGGGTGGAGGACCGCCCGGAGGCGGGGCTGTCATGGCGGCATCCCGCATTTCTGCGGCTTGTCGTTTCTGCATTATCACGGACATGAGTTCGTTCACATAGAACTGCACAAGGTCTTCCCGACCCTGTCGTTCCGCAGCCCGGAGCAGTGTCCAGAGTGCCGCTTCCGGCAGCATCCGTTCTGCCAACTGCTCCTTGATGGCATCGTCCATCTGGTCTGCGTCCTGTATTGCAAGGATACGGTCCCGTATCGCCCTGTCTGACAGCAGCGGTGTCGGGCCTTCCCTTGCAATCTGTGCCATAGAGTACCGGGTCATGTCGTCCTGCGGTAGCTGACCCACAAGGTTCACGACCGGTGACCCGGTATTTTTAATCATATCTGCTTCTATGTCCTCGGTAAAGTACACCCTGTTCCTGTCCATACCGGAAACTTCCATTGACTTATACGCACCGGAAGCGTACTGATCGGACACCAGGTTAAATATCATCTGGTAAGCCTTCTCCACCCCCCTGAGATACTTGCTGACCACGGTTTCCACTCCCTGCCGGAGCGTGTTGATGGCAAATCCCGAGAGCTGGAACTGGAGCTCCCCGTATACCGAGTGGGGTATAGTTCCTCTCTGCATCTCTCCCGAGACGAGCTGCATAAACGCACCCGTCTCCTTCGCCATCTCGAGGAGTCCGAGGGGTTCCACGTTCTCGTTCTGGGAGAGCGCAATCTCCGAACCCTCTAAGTAGGGGTCTTCATCCAGTGTCTTTGTACCGTCCCTTGACCGTACTATCAGTCCCTGTCTCCGTGACCTTGCGGTCAGTTCTAGCATCGTACTCATCATAAGGTTCTGCTTGGGATAAAGGTCCCTGGATGCACGGAACACGCTCTCACCCACGTCTGCAATCGTATCCTGCATATTGGACTGTGAAAGTGCCACTATGTACGGGTTAGCTCCTATAGGACCGAGAAAAGCCGGGACGCGGTCTGCGCCGTGCCGGGTCTGTTTCTTTACCACCCTGAGCAGGGGATTGGTTGTTGAACCGTTGTGTATGATAATCGTGTTGATCTCCCTGTCATAGAAGTCGTACACGTCTATGCCGTCCACGTTATGCGGGGCATCCCAGTCTATCCTCACGTTGTACTGCGAGAATATCTGGTCTTTTGTCTTAGGAACCTTGTAACATATCCAGTCCAGACCTTCAGGGCCAAGACCCCAGTAAGTATGAAGCGGGTCCCAGGGTGTGATGTCCACATAAGTAGAGCCGTCCTCACGCTTGGCGAGGAGCGCCCTGCCTGCACACCAGCCCCGTATAGTCGCATACCACCCGAGCTGATCCCTCAAAGTAGGCTGCATCAGGGAGCATAGCCTCTCGTCGGCAGCCCTGAGTATGCCTATAAGGAACCTCTCCTTCAGGTCGTTCCGTTCCCTGAGTTCCGGTTCTGCACCGTCGTGGGGTATCCTGACAGTCATCTCTGCCCCGGTGACCCATCCGATCACTTTCTCGGCATATGTCTGCGGATCATTGGAGGTATAACTCTGGTAACCCTCACCCGCATCGTAAGGCTCAAGCCTGTACAGGGCGTGGTCATCCTGCATTCTCTGTCTCATCGGTTCAGTAGCGTCGTAGTGCGACTCCACCAGTTCGACAATCTCTTCCGGTTTACGTCTTACCATCTACATCCACCTTTTAACCCGGATACGGTCGCGGTTCTCGATATACCCGTACCCGAAACGGTCAACCAGTCCGTATATGACCGCCTTTATAGCATGATTATACTTGTCTTCCGGCACTTCGCCAACTATATTGCCTTCCCTGTCCGTTTTCCACCTGTAAGCCTTTGTCTGTCCGTCAAAAGGATTAGGCGCAGAGCCGAACTCTGAAAGTATACCGTGACATTTGGGGCTGAATACTATCCTCGGTGCGTGGGTCTTAGGATCTATCTTCAGCCAGCCCTTCAGCCGCTCAGTCCCCTCGTTAATCCTGATCTTCTGCGAAGATAAATAAAGCCCTGTCTGGTCCATCCACGCCTCTGTGGGCGCTGCCATTGCCTGGTGCTGCGTTCCCGCTATATCTATCACTCCGAATGAGACATCGGGCCACCATGTCCTTGACCGTGCAATATCGATGATCTCGTCCGTGACGAGTCCCTGTTCGTATATCTCGTCTATGACACATATCTGCTCTCCCCTGAGCTGTACAGCCACCACCGCATAAGCCCCCGCATACCCGGGGTCCATCCATAAGTGAACGGGCGATCCCGGTTCGTACTCCAGTTCTGCAATGTGCATATCAGGTCTGAATTCCGGGAACACCAGACCGCGGGGCGGGCTGGGCTTTCCTTCAATCCTCTCCATAAAGAAATCATCACTAGATGCCTCCTTCAGTCTCAATATCTCCGGGTCTGTCGAACCACCGGGATACAGGTGTACATTCGTCCAGCTCGGAAGCGAGAAAGCCCTGGAGTCAGGCTCCGCACCCGATGCCCACGCCGTGAACATCTGTGGATACCAACCTAAACTTCCCTCAAAAGTACCGGAAAGAAACATCCACCCCCGCTTCGGCGCACACCTTCCCATCAACCTGAAAAAAGTCTCGAGGTCAAGCTGACTTGCCTCACACCCCAGTATCCCGTTAGGCGCTCTCATCGCAAGCGTCCTCGGGTCCTTAGCACTCTTAGTCTCTATCCTCGTACCATCCGCAAGAACCAGGTGTCCGGGATCTACCCTCTTAGAAGCTTCCTTCAAAATCCCGAGCACCGAAAAGTCCTGCAATAAATATTCGAACTCAGCCCTCGTCCTCTCGTAGTCCGCAGCCACCAGCCAGTACAACCCGCGCTCATCCGTGTCCGCAAACCTCGAAAGCAAATACTTAGACGCTACAAGACTCTTACCGGCCTGCTCACCACCAGCCACAAGATTAAACCTGTACCCCGAATCAAGTATAAAACTCTGCTCCGCAGTCGGATAAAATCCCACCTTGTCAAATAAATACTCCTTCAAAAGCGAACTACGGGTAGCAGTAGTCATTCTTCCCCTTTACGATTTTAAGGCTTCTTCGATCCAATCTTCCATATCTGTCTTTTGGCGGTACTGCTTAACAAGCCACTCCATCATTGTAACCCCTTTGTGCTGGGCAATACGCAACTCAAATGTATATAGGGGGGAACACCACTCACAAGAAAAATATATAATCAGTCCGTCACGCCGGGAGCTGGGGTTCCGTGCATTACGCCCACAGTTCTCGTCCACAGCAAGAAATGATCCCGTGTCCGCTATATACCCATGAATACCCTTGTCTGAGTCTTCTTCCCTAAAGAACCCTTCTACCCCTTCCTGGTGTAACCATACCCCCCTACCATCAGGATAGTTCTTTAAGCATACCGGGCAAAGAAGAAGATCATGTACCCCGATGCCGACTTCGAAGGATTCCTCACTAACCGGGCCAACTAACTTATCTGGACCTTCCACCCACTTCATAGCTCACCCCGCTCTGTCTCCTCATCCTTCACAGGCGCACTGCCGCGCTTCTCCAATAACTCCGTAAGAGTCTGCTCAACCCCCGCAGGCAAAGGCTCACTCACCGCTTCCGCCTTCACGTCCTGCGCCGCCTTCCGCCACTCCAGTATCAAGTCCTTAGCACTGTCCTCACTAATGGCAATCTGCGGCCTGTACTTCCAGGGCATAGTCCCATTCAATAAAAATATCAGCAAAACATCCGAACCCTTACCCTTGTCCGGGTTCTTTACCCTCTCTAACGCGATACCCTCAAGATACTCACCAAACTCCTGCTTCGCATCCTCCACATCCCTCATGAAATCAGGATCTTCACGCACCCACCTTCGGTACGTCTGCCTGCTAATGCCAATCGCCCCTGTCGCTCCCCTCACATTCCCAAACTCACCATACGCCTTCAGGTATAACGCCTTCCTCTTAACAACATCCGCCGAGCGTTCAGCATTCGACCGGTCCCTCAACAACGGCTGCTCCTTAGCAGGCTTCTTTGGAATTCCCATTAATATATCCCTCCCATATCATTCCCTATATCACCATTATAAATGTGATATAACATAACACAGGTATTATATATACCTGTGTGTTATGTTATATAACATGCTATATAACATGGCATAACATGTTATATTACGCCTAGAAATACTACATCCGTAACGTTTTTACCGTATAACATCGCGTATAACATTGCATTTCACAGGCATAGTAGACTTACAGCCATCAGATGTCAATAATTCCCCCGATATAACATGTTATATAACAAAACAAACCGTGTTATACCAGGACAAAACATACAGTGGAGAACAAGGCCTTTAATGGAAAAATTCTGTCATGGGTATCCTTCGACATACCCCACAACACCTAAGCCATACCCATCCCCCCACCAGAGACACCACACCCCCATCATCGCAACCACAATCACAAGCCAGTAACCAATCAGCGCACTAATCCCCCACACACAATCCCTGTCACCCATTAACAGACACACATAGATCATAACCATTAGAAGACACCCATCCCCATCAATGTTGTCGGCCTTCGGCCTCCATCGCCCATCCACCCACCGCCACCGGGCAAGGCATAGCGTGGAACCCGTGATCGCTCAAGGCGTGGCGTGTGTGTGTCATGCGTTCGATTCTGTCGACTGCGATGCTGTGGCGTATGAATTACGCGAAAAGAACATCCAGAAGTTTATACAATCGAATGTATGGCACGTTTTTTATATAATCCGAACTAGACCTAACACATACCGCCACGATACCGCCACGAATTCCCCCCGGTCCATTATTTGGAGTTCTGGATTCTATTTTCGGGCAATCCCGGGAGCTCCAATTGGAGCTCCTAAATCCCACACTAACCCAAAATTACCACGACCGCCCACAATTCCGGCATATATCTAGAACCCTAAACGGGTTCGGCGATATATTCCGGTTCACAAATTCACTCGAAATTCATTATCACCACGCCTAGCATTAGTTGACATATGCATGCGTATTTGAGACAATGGTCTCACGTCTAGTTATGGAGTGTGAATAGTGGA